ACTGGACTCACCCTCGATATAAATCAAATCGGTAATACCAACAAATTCTTAGGTGATATAACCGGGGACTCAATAACTGGTTTCTTTGAATTTGATGGCGACACAAACAGCTTCACTATCCAAGGTGATCCTACGAACACGTTTGGCATCGATAGCTCAAACTACAACGTAGATGTCACCGGATCGACCAACACTTTCACGCTAAATCACGGCACATCCGCTTTAGCTTCACAGCTCGATCTTGACTGGATCATCCAAGGCGACGGAAACACAATTAGCTATGCGTTAGACATAGACGGCGCCACCTCGTATCTCGACATAGATGGAGACAGCAATAATTTGACATACGACGGTGACGGCGCAGCAGGAGGGTATTTCTATTTGGATCAAACCGGCAACAGCAGAACTTTCAACATACAACAACAGTCAACTATCAACAATGATTGGCTCAAGATTATTACCTCTTCTAATAATGGCACTTTGTGCGTCATTCAAAATGACGGCGGCACAAGCACTTCCTGTTGATATTGGAAAAGTTTCAGAACTAAACGGCAACGCGCAAATAATACGTGATGACGCCTATGGCGTTACGATGGCTTTCCCGGTTCAACAAATGGATGACGTGCGCACCGCAGCTGGTAGAGTCGGTATCACGTTTGTGGATGACTCAGTCGTTAGGCTTACAGAACACAGCAAGCTGGTTATAACCGAATATATCTTCAATCCTGACCCAGACAAATCAAAACTAAGCCTGCGTTTTGCTTCTGGTACTGCGCGGTTTATCACTTCAAAGATGGGCCTTATAAATAAAGAGCGCATCAACATCACAACCCCGACAGCCCAAATCGCAATCAGAGGCACTGATTTTACCTGCACCGTGGACGAGCTTGGACGCAGTTTAATTATTCTATTGCCTGATGCAAACGGCGATGCTTCTGGTGAAATTATGGTGGCTACCGGGGCTGGCACCGTAACGCTTAACAAACCATATCAAGCAACCACCGCATCGGTTTATGAGAGCGTGCCTACTCGACCCGTGCAGCTCGATATTACTTTAGATTTGATTGACAACATGTTAATCGTCTCACCACCCAAAGAAGAAGAGATAGCGTCTGAAGAAGCAGTAGCGAAGGCAAGCAACGTATTGGACTTTGATGCATTAGAGTTTGATGATCTAGATGTGGACTATCTTGATGCAGAAGCAGAACTTGCTTTTGAAGAGCTTGATATCAACTTTCTAGATGTCAATTTTCTTGAAGACCTGCTCGACATAGTCGAGGACCTAGATGCTTTAAGCGATGATGAGATCGATCAAGTAGAAACCAGCATCGCAATCAGTGGCACATCTGTCGGGCAAGATCCTACAACACAAATCACCACCATTATACAAGGTCAGCAAATAAGCCTGCGTCGTAATGTCAGTGAAAACGTCAGAGTAGATATAGACGGGTCCGGCTCCTACACGGTGATATTCATACAAGATGGCGTTAGCAAAACAATTACGATCAACGGTGGCGGCAGCTCCGTAATCAAGATCAAGCAAGGATGAAGATATCACTCAAAACTATAGCGGTGGTGTTTGTATTATCACTGCCATTTATAATGCAGTGGTCCGCCCTAGAGATTATCAAGCTTAAAACATTTGATGCGTTGGTTCTTGAAAAACCACAATCGAATTACTTTACTGTTCTCAACATCACTGAAGAAGACATTGAGCGTGAGGGTGGCTGGCCGCTACCCAGAGCTAGACTTGCAGAAATACAAAACGAACTGATGGCCCGTGGCGCTCTTGGTGTTGGCTGGACTGTTGCGTTTCCACAACCAGACCGGATGGGTGGTGACAAAAACTTTGCAGAATCTTTGCAAGGTCGTAACAGTATTCTTGCCATGTACGAGAATCCCGGTAGCGGTTATCCAGCCACCGTAGGCACAGTCATTATGGGCGATCCTGTTGGCGGTTACCCTGCCTCTGGCGTTGTACAAAACATAGAGATCCTTAGAAACGCCGCCTCGCAAGGTATTGCGTCTGCGCCGGTAGATGTTGATCAGCTAGTAAGGCGCATGCCTTTGCTCATGAAAACACCTGATGGATGGGTGTCAGCCTTCGGCACAGAGGTTTTGAAAGCACTGGTAGGTTCAGACACCTACATCATAAAAACCAACCAGAACGGCATACAAGAGGTTGTAGTGCAAGGTCTGCCGCCTGTGCCTACAGACTCTCTTGGGCGCAAGTGGATCAGCTGGGTCAAAACCGATCAAACTGATTTATCAGAAATGAATGTGAAAGAGCGATTTGTATTCATCGGCACAGATGCTATGGGCATTATGCCGCAACTAGCCACCCCGGTTGGGCTGCTAGAACCGCACAAAATACAAGCAGCTCTGGCTGAATCGATTTTGATACAAGATAGCCCTCGCATACCTGATTGGTCCTACGCTGCGGAACTAGGCATTTTTGCGTTTTCTGTGGCTCTTGTATGGCTATTAGTGATACAGCTTGGTGTCACGTGGGGGGTAGCGTCGTTTCTAGCCGTATTTGGACTCACGGCTTACTCTGGAGTCTATCTAATACAGTCTGGAGTGCTTATAGACGTGACTTGGAGCCTGATTTCGCAGTTTTTTGCGGCTTCAGGGGCGTTTTATTTGAATTTTCGCACCCAATACCGCCTGAGACAGCAAATTAAGAAGCAATTTGAGCATTATTTGGACCCTAGACAGGTAAAACAGCTTCAAAAAGACCCAGATTTGTTGAAATTAGGAGGTGAAACGCGATATTGCACGTTTTTGTTCACCGATTTACGTGGCTTCACATCGTTAAGTGAAAAATTGTCACCACAAGAGGTTACTGAGGTGATGAATGCTACTTTGACGGTCCAAGTAGAAGAAATACAGCGTGCGGGTGGCTGCATTGACAAATTCATAGGCGATGCGTGTATGGCCATCTTTTCGGCACCTTTGGATCTTCCAGAGCAAGAAAACAGAGCTGTGGCAGCTGCTATACGCATACAAGAAAGAGTCAAAGAACTAAATGAAAAGCTCCCGGTAGACGTAGCAATCGGTGTGGGCGTAAACAGCGGTGATGCGGTGGTAGGCAACATGGGATCGAACACAAGATTTGACTATACAGCCATCGGTGATGCCGTAAACGTAGCTGCCAGATTAGAGAGCGCAACAAAGGAAGCAGGCGTAGATATTTTAATTGGATACAATACTGCACAAAAGTGCAAATATTTGTTAAAATCATTGGAACCGATTAACGTGAAAGGCAAAAGTGAGGCATTAAGGGTATACACATGGGATTCAAAATTGCAGCAGTCTCTACCGGATTACTCCTGATAGTAACCGCCGGTCTGTGGTTTTTCGTACAGATGCAAGCGAAAGAGATTGCCACGCTCAAAGCAAACGCCATCATTCTCGAAGACAAGATAGAAGAGCAAAACGCCAGCATAGATAACTACCTAGCTAAACAAAAAGAAACCACAGAACAAATCAATCAGCTCAACGCGCAGAATCAAGAAGCAATGCGTGAAGTCAATCAATTAAGAAACACCTTCCAGCGTCATAGCCTTAACAATTTAGCCATGGCAAAGCCGGGACTGATAGAAAATATAATTAACAAAGGCACAGCGAAAGTAAAAAAAGAGTTTTTAGAATTAACAGATCCAAACATGTTTGAGAGTACAGATGAGGCACCTGCTAGTAATTAGTTTAGTTTTTGTTGTTAGTGGTTGCTCTTTGTTTCAACCGCGAACCGCGCCTGTTGAAGTCAAAACTATCACCTTGCCCGCACCTATGTACCATCCACCCATGCCTTTAGAAGTTAACCTGCAAGACATTAAGTGGCGCGTGCTTACACCAGAGGTGATGGAAGAATATTTGCAGCTGGTTAAAGACGGCAAGGCACCAGCTGAACCTTACTATGCTTTATCGACTCAAGGCTATGAAAGCCTTAGCATGAACATGGCAGAGCTTAAACGATACGTTACCAATGTGCTGGCGATAATAGAGTATTATAGGGAGCAAGATAAAGAATTAGAAACAGAGGAGAAGCCAGATGAGTGATGCCCCAGAAGCATACGTTTATGAGGCCGAGCTTGAAAGGGTGATCGACGGTGACACGATAGATATAACTCTCCGGCTTGGATTCGATGTAAATTTAACCAAACAGCGTGTTCGTCTTCACGGAATTGACACGCCAGAATCTAGAACAAGAAATCTTGCAGAAAAGGCTTTAGGCCTGAAGGCAAAAGAAAGACTAAAGGAGTTATGCGTTGGACGATTCAAGATCAAGTCGCTTGGCAAAGGCAAGTACGGCAGGATCCTTGGCATACCGTATGATCAAGACGGTTCTGACATTTGCAAAACACTTATTAACGAAGGACATGCCGTTGAATATTTTGGCGGTAAGAAACTTGCCAGAGTCAAAGACGACGGCACATGGGGAGAATAATATGAATGATATGAGAGTGATTAGTGAAGAGGGTAAGGCCCTTATAAAAAAGTTTGAAGGCTGTCCGCAAAAGGATGGCGTGTGCCACGCTTACAAGGACGCAGTCGGAATCTGGACTTGCGGCTACGGTTTTATCAAAGACGTTGATGAACACACCACCATGACTGTGGAGGAGGCAGAAGCTCGTTTAGACCATGAGCTTCAAGAGTACGAAGGTTACGTTAACAGCTTGATCGAAGTGCCACTAGAGCAGCATCAATTCGACAGTTTAGTTTCATTCACGTACAACTTAGGCAGCAGTTCGCTTTCTAGCTCAACTTTGAGGAAGGTCCTGAACGAAGGAAAATACACCGAAGTACCAGCACAAATACGCCGATGGAACAAAGGCACTGTCAATGGCGAGAAGGTCGTTCTACCGGGACTGGAAAGGCGTAGAGAAGCTGAAGCGCTTATGTGGCAGGAAAAGGATTGGTATGAAGTCTGATGGGAGATCTTTCTCTTAAAGACTTTGACATCCTGTCGCAACAGGATCAAGCGGAAGCTGTTGCTCTGCTCAATCGGTTTGAGCAGCTCAAAAAGCAAGAAGCTTGTCAGAAAGATTTTATAAGTTACTTGAAGCACTTGTGGCCAGACTTTATAGAAGGTCGCCACCACAAGATTATCGGTGAAAAATTCAACCGTATCGCGCAAGGCAAACTCAAGAGACTTATTGTCTGCTTACCCCCTAGGCACTCTAAGTCTGAGTTTGCGAGTACCTACTTTCCGAGCTGGATGATGGGCTTGCGCGGTAATCTCAAGATCATACAAACAACTCACACAGCAGAGCTTGCGGTTCGATTTGGACGTAAAGTCAGAAATATAATCGACAGTCAAGAATACAGCACGATATTTCCAGATCTTAAACTACAGGCTGACAACAAATCAGCTGGTAGATGGACCAGTAACCAAGAGGGTGAATTCTTCGCAGCTGGTGTGGGTGGTGCAATAACAGGTCGAGGCGCTGATTTACTTATTATTGACGATCCCCACTCTGAGCAAGATGCCATGTCGCCTACAGCCATGGAGAGCGCTTACGAATGGTATACGTCTGGTCCGCGACAACGTCTACAGCCGGGCGGTATTATCATTATTGTAATGACCCGTTGGTCTACCAAAGACTTGGTAGGTAAGGTTCTAAAACAATCTAGCCAAGAGAATGCTGATCAATGGGAGGTTGTAGAGTTTCCTGCAATTATGCCTGAGACAAATGGAACTCTCAGTGGCTACAGAATCCAACGGCTGAAGAAGGCTCTATTGTAAAGCGTGAGTGGTGGAATACTTGGGAGGGCGAGGTGCCAGCTTACAGTTACGTTATACAAAGTTACGATACGGCTTTTAGTAAAAAAGAGACAGCTGACTACTCTGCAATAACCACATGGGCAATATTCAGCCCAGCAGATGGTGAAGCTGATCAAATTATATTGCTTGATGCAAAGCGCGTGCGTGTAGACTTTCCAGAGCTGAAGAAACTAGCGTGGGACGAGTACAAGTATTGGGAGCCGGATTGTATCTTAATCGAAGCAAAAGCAAGCGGTACTCCACTTACACAAGAACTTAGACGTATGGGGATCCCGGTTACATCTTATACACCGAGCAGGGGGCAAGACAAAATAGCGCGTATGAACTCCGTGGCGCCAATATTTGAATCAGGTATGGTTTGGGCTACGGAAGATCAATTTGCAGATGAGGTAATCGAAGAGATGGCATCTTTTCCATATGGTGATCATGACGACTACTGTGACTCTGCTACAATGGCGTTGATGAGATTTAGACAAGGCGGATTCGTATCGTTAGACGAAGACTATCAAATGGAGGCAGATTTACTACCACGTAAACGCACGGTTTATTATTAAAACCGGCAAGAAGTGTTAAACTGAAATACTATGGCTATTGAAAAACAACAATTAGGCACGCAAGACAACCCAGACATCAATGTGGGAGGCAATGCGATTGAGGTTTTTCCAGAGCCTACCAGACAAGATCAAATCCGTGAAGCGGCAGAAATATTAGTCACTGAAGAAGAAATACTTGTTGGTGATGAGATTGATGCAGAAGAGCCGCAAGCAGAACAAGCGCCTTTTGACGCTAACCTTGTAGATTTTGTAGATGATAGCGAGCTGCAAAGTTTATCTGGAGATATCTTGTCGAGCATACGCCACGACAAAGAATCACGTAGCGAATGGGAAAAGACTTACGTCGAAGGCCTGAAGTATTTAGGCATGAAGTTTGATGAGTCTAGATCAGAGCCGTTTGAGGGATCTAGTGGAGTAATACACCCTATACTTGCAGAAGCTGTCACACAGTTTCAGGCGCAGGCATACAAAGAAATGCTACCAGCCAAAGGCCCGGTCAAGACTCAACTCGTAGGCCAAAGAACCGCAGAGACTGAAGCGCAAGCAGATCGTGTGCAAGAGTTTATGAACTTTTACATCATGAACGTGATGCAAGACTACGACCCAGAATTAGATATGTTGCTGTTCTACTTGCCCCTAGCTGGGTCGGCTTTCAAAAAGATTTACTACGACAATGTTTTGAACCGTGCTGTTTCTAAGTTTGTGGCACCAGAAGATTTAATTGTGCCTTATGAGGCATCTGATATTAGCAGTGCGGAAAGAGTCACTCATGCGATAAGCATGTCGCGTAACGAAATTAAGAAACAACAGCTGTCTGGTTTCTATGCTGACGTGGAAATAAAATCTGAATCATACGATCCAGATGATGATGAGGTACAAAAAGAGATAGACGAAATCGAAGGACTCAGCCCTTCCTATGCAGAAGACAGAGATCACACTGTCTATGAAGTACACACGATTTTGGACCTTGCAGGCTTTGAAGATATGGATCAGGACGGCAATCCTACTGGATTGAAGCTGCCTTATATCGTCACGATAGACGAGTCTTCACAAACCGTACTGTCCATTAGAAGAAACTTTGTAGAAGGTGATCCCTACAAAAACAAGATCAACTACTTCGTACAGTACAAGTTTCTACCGGGACTAGGTTTTTACGGGCTAGGATTGAGTCACATGATTGGTGGCATATCCAAAGCATCTACATCGATCCTAAGACAATTAATTGATGCAGGTACTCTGGCAAACTTGCCAGCAGGGTTTAAAGCCAGAGGCATGCGCATTCGAGATGAGGACGAACCATTACAACCGGGAGAGTTTAGAGACATAGACACTACCGGCGGATCTTTGCGCGAAAACTTAATACCGTTGCCAATCAAAGAACCGAGCAACGTGCTTATGAGTCTATTGGGCATACTGGTTGACTCAGGCAAAAGATTCGCTGCTATTGCTGATATGAATGTCGGCGATATGAATCAGGCCATGCCAGTAGGCACAACTGTAGCGTTGCTGGAGCGTGGCACAAAAGTTATGAGTGCTATCCACAAAAGATTGCACTACGCGCAGCGCATAGAGTTTCAATTACTATCAAAATTATTTGGCGAATTTTTGCCGCCTGAATATGCATATGAAACAGGCACTGGACCTAGAGAGGTAAAACAAACTGACTTTGATGACCGCATCGATGTTATCCCAGTATCTGATCCAAACATATTCAGCCAGAGCCAGCGCATAACGCTCGCACAAGAGCTTTTGCAGATGGTTCAATCAAACCCACAAGTACATGGACCAAACGGCATATACGAGGCGTACAGACGCATGTATGGCGCGTTGGGAGTAGACAATGTGGAGGCTTTATTGCAACCACCACCAGATATGACTCCGCGACCAATCGACGCAGGTTTGGAAAACAGTGGTTTCTTGATGGGCCAACCAGCGCAAGCTTTTGAAGGCCAGAACCATACAGCCCATGTTGAAACGCACAGAGCCTTGTTCTTGACGCAAGTCGTCAAAGAAAATCCGCAAATACAAGCCATGGTTATAAGTCATGTGATGCAGCACTTACAATTCTTAGCTGCTGAAATGGCGCAACAACAAATACCGCCTGAAACCATGGAAAGAATTAATCAGGTGCAACAGCAGCTGCAACAAATGCCAGTCGATCAGCAACAACAAGCTGCACAACAAATACAGATGTTGTTAGATCAATTTGCTGCACCAATCATGGCGCAACTTAGCGAAGAGTTTTTACAGTCTATTGGTCAGGGATCAGAAGATCCTCTGGTAGAAATCAGAAAAGCGGAAGTAGAGCTGCGTGATAAAGAGCTTGATCAAGAGCAATCTCAGTTTGAGGCCAAACAAAATCAAAGGGCCGAAGAGAAGCTTCTTGAGAACGAAATACAGAAGCAACGTATAAATGTGCAAAAAAACGTAGCTGATGATAAACTGGATGTTGCATTGCAAAGGTTGCAACAGCAAGCAGATCTAAAACTCCTTGAGTTAGAACAAAAAATGAGGGGATAAGGTCAAGGAGAAATTATGACAACTAGTTACAAAAAAGAGGCAATCAAAGAGCTGAAAGCGCAAAAGAAACTAGAGCGCGAAGCTGAAGCTGAAGCACTGTCTGCGCAAATTGCAGAACAAGCAAAAGCTGATGCAGAAAACGAAGCTCGTATCGCTAAAAAATTAGCACGTATTGCAAAAGGCGAACCTGCTCCGACAGAGCCAGAGCCTACACCAGAACCTGAACCAGTCGTAGAGGAAGAAAAACCTGCTGCGAAAAAGCCAGCTCCGAAGAAGCGTGGCAGACCAGCTAAAAAGAAGGGGTAATTATGGAAGGTTATACGAAGTATAAAATGAAGAAAAAAACCATCGGTAAGATGGTTGACGGCGAGATGAAAAACGCTGGCGTTGAAAAGATTGTCGATATGCGAGGCAAGGGTGCCGCAACTAAGGGGCTGAAGTTTAAAGTCAGATCTTAATGGACGATTTAACGCTGCACGACAAGATCAAGAAAGTGATCAAAGATCGAGAGTCTCAGATAAGTGAGACACTTATGTCGGGAGCATTAGAAAGTATAGAACATTATAAATTTTTGCAAGGCGAGCTTTCTGCGTTATACTATATCGAATCGGAGATAAAAGAATATAACAAGGAACTGTGACGAATGTCTGAACAAGCAAAAAAAGCAATCGTAGACGCCTACGTCGATTCTGACGACAGGGTTCTCGATCCCACCCTACTCGATAAATCAGTGTTAGAACGAATGCCTCAACCGACAGGTTGGAGGATGCTGGTTTTGCCTTACGGCGGTAAAAACACAAGCAAGGGTGGAATTCTTTTGACAAGTGAAACCGTTGAAAGAGAATCCTTAGCTACTGTTGTTGCTTATGTTGTTAAGATGGGTCCTCAGTGTTATAACGACAAAGATCGTTTCGGCGACACACCATGGTGCGAAGAAAAGCAATGGGTGATGATTGGCCGTTACGCTGGTTCTCGTTTCAAACTAGAAGACGGTGCTGAAGTCAGAATTATCAATGACGACGAAGTCATAGCCACAATCCTTAATCCAGATGATATAATGAGTGTGTAACCATGATTGAAAACAACGAAAACCTAGAAAGCCAAGTCGAAGAAGTCGAAGTAGATATCCAAGAGGATGCTGCTGTCGAAGCACAAACTACCAGCCCGGATGACGAGCTGGATAATTACACCAAGAGTGTAAGCAAGCGAATCAATAAAAAAAATGCGCAAGTAAAAGCTGCTGAAGAGCGGGCTGCGTATTTTGAGCAAATTGCGCGTCAACAACAAGAACAACTAAGCGCCTATCAACAAAGCTATCAGGCGCAAGAAGACACTGTCTTACAGAAAGAAGAAGAGGCTCTCGAAGCTAAAGAGCGAGAAGCAGCGGATCTTTACAAGCGTGCCGTGGAATCTGGTGATGCTGAATTGATGAGCAAAGCCGATGATCTAAAAGGCGATCTCAGAATCCAAAAAGAAAAGATCAAAGTGGCGAAGCGCAGGAGAGAACAAGCTCCACAAGCGCAGCAAGTCGATCAGTCATACTACCAACAGCCAGCTGCACAACAACAAGAAACGGTTCAGCCTACAGAAGAGGCTCTCAGCTGGTATGAGAATAACAAGTGGTACGGTGATCAAGAAGATCCTCGTCATCTAGAAGCTACGCAGTTTGCTTTTTTCCAACACAATATGCTTATCAATGAGGGTTTTGAGCCAGACTCAGAAGACTACTATGGTGAGCTGAACAATCGAATTTATAAAGTTTATCCGCACTTGCAATCTGCGAGTGAGGGTGACGGTCAAAAGGATGGTAGACCCTCCGTGCAAAGAGTCGCATCCGCTTCCGTTGGAAGTCGTCAACAAACACGTAGTAAAAAGAACGGCGTAACTTTCTCGAAGTCAGAAGTCGAGCGCCTTCGAGGGCTAAAACCGCACAACATGTCTGAACAAGACTGGTTGAAACGAGTAGCTCAAGAGAAGCAAAAAATTGCTCAAAGGGAGGCAATATGACAACTAATGAAAAGAAAGTAGCGAATCGAAACTCGCGTGAATCCGAAGCTCACGATAATAATCTTCGTAGTAAACCATGGAGGCCAGTTAGAAGCTTAGAAGCTCCACCTCCACCACCGGGGATGACCTACAGGTGGATCAGGAGCGCAATGCTTGGTGAAGAAGATCGATCTAACGTATCAAGACGTATCCGTGAAGGATGGGAATTGGTGAAATTAGAAGAACTTCCAGCTGAGTGGCAGCACATGTCAACCGTTGAGGTGGGCAAATCTACTGGCATTATTAATAATGAAGGTTTGATTTTGGGCAAAATGCCTAGCGAGATGGTCGAACAACGTAATGCATACTATCAACAAAAAAACGTGGAGCAAGTGGAAGCCTTAGATAATACGGTTTTCAATGATTCACGCAAAGATGGACGTTACGTCAAATACGATCCTCAAAGGGATACCAAAGTGACCTTCGGTAAACAATGATAGGAGTGTATCATGGCTAATAAAGATGCCGCTTTCGGCATGAAACCAGTCAAAATGATTGGTGGAAGCCCTTACACTGGTGGACAGAGTCGATATCGTATAGCCGCGAACTACGGAACAGCAATATTTCAAGGCGATATGGTAGCTCAAGTCACTGGTGGAACCGTTGAGGTTCACGCTGATGGTGGGACTGTTCCCATCGTAGGCGTATTTAATGGATGCCAATTCACGGACCCTACAACTGGCGAACAAGTGTTTAGCAACCACTATCCCGCATCTACAAATGCATCGGACATAATAGCGTTTATTATCGACGATCCAAATGTAGTATTCGAGATACAGTGCAACGCAGCGTTCCCAATTGCAGACCTGTTTGGTAATTTTGACATTGTGTATACGACATCTGGTAATACCACTACTGGTATTTCAGGTGCTGAACTTAACGTCTCTGACGGTGGAACTGGAACGACGTTGTCTGTTAAGGCAATCGATATTTCAGAAGATCCTGATAATGACGATGTTTCATCGGATGCAACCAACGTATACGTTGTAATCCAAAACCATATATTCGGTGCGAAAAGTGCCGGGTTAGCTTAAGGAGGTTAATTAGATGGCGATTTCAAGAGCGCAATTAGCCAAGGAATTAGAACCCGGACTTAACAGCTTATTTGGTATGTCATACGACAGTTATGGAGGTCAGGAATACGCTGACATCTTTGCGGTTGAAGACAGTCAAAGGGCTTTCGAGGAAGAGGTCTTAATCACAGGCTTCGGTAGCGCACCGACAAAAACAGAGGGAGCAGGGGTTGCTTTCGATAATGCTAATGAAGGTTTCACAGCAAGGTATACGCACGACACTGTCGCGCTTGCTTTTGCTTTGACTGAAGAAGCAATCGAAGACAATCTTTACGATTCTCTTGGTAAAAGGTATGTAAAAGCACTTGCACAATCTATGGCTCACACCAAAGAAGTGAAAGGCGCAGACGTACTCAACAACGCATTCAGCTCATCTTTCACAGGTGGCGATGGCGTTTCTCTAATCAATACAGCTCACCCACTTGCGGGTGGTGGAACTGCTGCGAACAGAGCAACAACCATGGCAGACTTGAACGAGACTAGTCTCGAAGATAATCTGATTGATATTTCCACTTTTACTGATGACAGAGGTCTAACGATCTCAGTACAAGCTACAAAGCTTGTGGTTCCACCACAGCTAGTGTTTGTTGCTGATAGGATCCTCAACTCACCGGGTAGAACTGGAACAGCTGACAATGACCTTAACGCGATCAGAAATACTGGCGTCGTTCCGGGCGGTTACACAGTTAACCACTACCTGAATGACCCTGATGCGTATTTCTTATTGACTACGGTTACTGAGTCAGGTGAAGGCCTTAAGATGTTCCAAAGAACAGCTATGGAAACATCAATGGAACCAGACTTTACGACTGGTAACATCAGATATAAGGCTAGAGAGCGTTACAGCTTTGGTTTCTCTGATTGGAGAGGAATCTTTGGCTCGCAAGGTGCTTAATTGAACCAACAGTAGGGTTTATTACTCAACTACTGAGAAAGAGGGCTTCGGCCCTCTTTTTTTATGCCTAGATACATATGTACAAAAACTTGCACATGGACACGGTAACGTGTATATTAACAATATAGATACGCAAAACCGGAGATAAATATGAACAATCTTGAAACCAAAAAATTTGTTGAGAGATGCATGGCATCTAAAAAAAGCGACCAGTATCCAATCGACTTTACTAAGACGGAAGTTTTGGCTGGTCTTGCTTGGCAGATAAAGAATGGCCGTTGCGAGTTAGAGGGTGATTCTCTTGATCGTTATAGCGTCAGGCTGATGGCTTGGGAGTGCAGGCAAGGGCGTTTAGAAAGTTACAAGAAGGAAGTAGCGTAATGGAACTAAAGCTAGATTGGTCAGCAGAAACGGTCCACACAGATGGTCGTTTTATCAGCACTGCCAAGCCTAACTCAGACTTCTGGCAGGTATGGCGGGAGCGTAAAGCAGCAGTCAAAGCTGCTGGTTATTCTGTGCGCAAAGTCGATGAGCAGTGGGTAGTTACACGTCTTAGAGACAATGATCAAGCGATTGCTGATTCTCAGGCTGTTGATGCAGACATCGAGATCCCGGTCCCGGCTGGACTGTCTTATCTGCCGTATCAAAAAGCTGGTATTGCTTATGCGACACAACGTCAATCTACGCTGATCGGTGATGAAATGGGACTAGGTAAAACCATACAAGCTATCGGAGTTATCAACGCCACAGCTCCAAAAACTGTTTTGGTTGTATGCCCAGCATCTCTCAAGATCAACTGGAAAAACGAAATGACCAAATGGTTGGTTTCTGAGCGTGACATTCAGATCGTTAACGGTGGTGGTGAGCAGATACCTGAGACGCCTGACGTGGTTATCATCAACTACGACGTGCTAACTAAGCATCAAGATGCAATCAACGCACGTACTTGGGACCTCGTTATCATGGATGAGGCGCACTATATCAAGAACCCAAAAGCAAAGCGCACTGGCGTTGCTGTAGGTATCAAAGCAAACCGTAAGGTTGTATTGACCGGGACCCCAATCACAAACCGTCCTATCGAACTACAGCCCATCGCTGGTTATCTGGATCCTGTTACTTTTGGTAACTTCTTCAAGTTTGGCCGTAAGTATGCAGGCGCTTATCAAGATCGATTTGGCTGGCACTTTGATGGCGCATCTAACCTAGATGAACTGCAAAGACT